TACCCGTGCAGTTGATGATCTGGTACTGAGCCGAGCCCGTTGAACCGGAGCCTGCCTGGGTGAGCGTTGAGCCGTTTGTGGTGGTCAGGGTGACCGCCGTTTGGCTTCCGCTGATGGTCTGAGCACCCGCAACAGCCGCATCGAGGTACTTGGTCAGGTAGTCATTTACCGTGTCGCCCCAGGTGCCGGACAGTTCGCCCGTAACAGGCAGAGCCAGACCAAGGAGGGAGGTGTATGAGGTGGGCATCTAGTGCTCCTATTGCGTGTTGATAGTCGTCCAGGTAGTAGACTGAGCCGTGCTCACGCTCTGCCACGAAGGCGACTGGGTGTTGCCGATATTCTGCCAATTTGCTGTCTGGGTGTCATCAATGATTTCCCAAAGTTTTCCGCCAGGAATGTTATCCGTGGCGGTGGCAAGTTCTTGGATGGCGGCAACAAACCGTGCTGCTGCCTCGTTTATGTCTGTGCCGGTAGCGGTTTCGGAAACTGAAGCCCCAAACGTAACGGCGCCATCCACGTTGTCCGTGCCGGTGGCCGTTTCAGAAACTGAAGCGCCAAAAGTGGCTCCGGCAGAAACTACGTCCGACGCACTGGCCGATTCATCAATGACGCTGTTGAACAAGAACGCCGAGGCAACATCGTCCGTACCTGTGGCGGTCTCATCCACCACCCCTGCGTAAGTTGGGTTGGAAGAAACATCATCTGTGCCCGTAGCAGTCTCCGTGACCGCAACCCCGTAAGTCGGGATGGCCGATATGTCATCTGTGCCTGTGGCGGATTCAGAAACTGCAACCCCAAAGGTGGCTTCGGCCACGAAGGTGTCCTGGCCTTCAGCCGTTTCCGTGATAACGGCGCCAAGCGTGGCGATGGAGGAAACGTCGTCTGTGCCAGTTGCGGACTCATCAACTGCTCCGGCAAAGGTGACCGAAGAAGAAATGTCGTCGGCACTAGTAGCGGTTTCCGTAATGGCCCCCGCATACGTCGGGGTCGCCGCAATGTCGTCTGTGCCGGTAGCAGACTCAGAAAGCGAAGCCCCAAAGGTTGCGGCAGCGGAGATGTCGTCCGTGCCGGTGGCTGTTTCCGTAACAGCCGAAGCAAAAGTAACTGAGGACTCAATAGAGTCCGTGCCGGTGGCTGTCTCAGAAAGAGACGAAGCAAAAGTAACAACGGAGGAAGGGGCGTCCGTCCCGGTAGCCGACTCATCGACGGCCCGGTCATAAACGGAATCACCCCAACCGGCCTGACCCCAGGTGCCGGAACCCCATCCGCCTTCTGCCACCGTTCATCCTCAACCGGCGAGGCTGAAGGTATAGGTCACTGCCAAGATGTCACCAGACACAACCGAGCGGTCGCCAGGACTGGAGAAAGCCTTCTCCGAGAACAGCGTGCCCGTCGTGCCGCCCTTGGCCGAACCGGAGGTCAGGAACGCACCGCCCACCGTGCCCGTGGCGTTGATGGTGAAGTTGGCCGGGGTGCCCGAGTTGGTCACCACCGATGGGTTGGCATTGGTCGCAGCCGTGAGCGTCGGAGCCACACGGGTCGAGTTGCTGTAGCCCGTGAACTCTGTCCAGCCCTTGGAAGACATCGTGTCCGCAGCGTTGGTCGTTACGCCGGGACCAGTGATCAGGCCAAGATACCACGTCGTAATCTGTGCGGTGGAGGTCAGCGCCACACCGGCCATGTATTGCAGGCCGACGTTGACCACGAGGTTGTCTTCCTCGACAGACCACTTCAGGTTGCCGTCCTTGTCAAAGCACTCCAGTTTGTAGCGACCCACAGCCGTGGCCTGCTCCTGTCCTTGTGCTCCTGCGATCAAGCCGCTTGCAACGAAGTCTGCGGCCTTGGCGATTTCGGTGGTCATTTGATGCTCCTTAATTGGAAGACCGGATCAAGGCACTGTTGGCGTCGTTGACCGGCATAACGATGGTGAAGGTGGCCGTCGAGGTCTTGTCCGACCCGAAGTCCAACACGGCAATGGAACGGTTGGCTTTACTGGAGTTGTAGATCAGAGCACACCGCGCTGTAAACACGCCGGGGTTCCACTCCACATTGTCGAAGTCCACAAAGGCCGTATACCCAGAACTGCTGATGGTCGTGCCGGTAAGCGTCTTGCCCCCTAACACATACCCAGTCCCAGTGATCTCTGCCGTGGTCGTGTAAACAGTCGTGTCCTCGTTGAGGTCCGCATTGCCGTTGTACAAAGCGATCTTCAGGACATCCGTCGTGAGATCGTGGATGCCCTGGTACAACTCCTTCTTGAAGGAGGTGGTCTGTGTTTGGACGATCGAAGTCATCAGTTGACCTCAACGCGCAGTTGACCGTCGCGGTACGCATCCATGCGCTGCTTGCCATCGCCCAGGTTCTTGAGCAGAGCAATAGACTGCATGTACATGCGCTCATAAAACTGCACCATGTCGGGCTCGCCCTTCATGAACCGAATGGCTTCGACCAGAGCAGCGTTCAGCAGGGCGGAATCGAAGTTATCACCAAGCCACGTTGTGCCAGTCGGATTCAGCACCGTGTCTGCCATCGACACCGGGTAGTAGTAATAGTGAAGTTCCGCCGTCAGAGCGGCGTTGGGGGTCGGGCCCAAAATGAATGCCAACTCGTTCACATTGTCTGACCGAGGACCAAAGATGGCGTAGTGCTTGGGCACCCCCGTTGTAGCCGGGTTCGGATATGCCTGCCGTATAAAGTTCACATCCTTGTTCAGCAGGTACTCATACTCCCCGGTGGCCTTGACGATGGCCAGGGAGTACACCGACAGGAAATCTGAGGGGCACTCAAGATACTTGTTGCCCGAAGTCAGCGTGCCGGTAACGTTCTTGCGCAGGTTGGCGAGTTGGACCGTGTTGTAGATGCGCTGCTCAGCCTGCTTGGTGAACAGCGCGTACTCGTCCTCAGTGAACGTGTTCTCGCAGACATCTGCGATATTGGTCTTCAACTCGGTGTAGTTCATCTACGCCTCACGCTCAGGCCATCGGGCCTCGCGCCATCGTGCCCTTAGTTGCGCAGCCAGTCCCACGGATCTTGATGCCCGAAGTCTTGGGAGCGGGGTCGTACCCGTCGCGGTCGATGTTGCCCACGGACATATTCACGCGATTAGCCCGCGTGGGCTCCGCCTGAGTGCCGTTACCCAGTGCAACCTTGCCGCCCTTCATGGTGTGGGGCTCGGCGTAGACCTCGGCACTGCCGACTTCTTTGCCGCCAACCTTCTTGCTGAACTTTGCCATATCAGCCACCCTTCTTGTAGGTGAACGACGACTTCTTCTGGTTGGCAACCTTTGCCAGTCCACGACCCAACTGCTTCATCTGAAGGTTGGTCTTGCCGCCCTTGGCGAACTTCGTCATGGGCTTGCCCGGGTGCATAGCCTTTTCATGCTTGTGCACTGCGGACGCCGCCGTCTTCTTGTCCTGTGCCAGATCTTTCTTGTCCATGCTCGACTCCTTACGTCGTTTGGATAGTTACTGTACCAACAGAGGTGGTTGCCACCAAGTAATTTGGCGTCAGCCCTGCTTCATTTGCACGTGCTCCGCCAACCGGATTCCAACCCCACTGAATATCCCGAGAGCCGCCGGTTGGGAAACCCGCAAACGTCGAGTTGGGATCCAACTCCAAACCGTTGACGCCTGCCGTGATGTACGTATTGTCCCTACGAGGATTACGCACCGCCTGGGGGTCGTCCACCGGGTACATACCCAGCAGCAACTGCGGATGGTCGGGATCCCAGCACTCCTGGCAGACCAAGAGATCGTAGATCTTTGTCTTGATGATCTCTTTGCGCAGAACCTTGAGTTTGAACTGCTGCCCACAGCGATCGCACATGGCGATGCTGTACTTGGCTGAGGCGAACCGGTTACCCATTTAGGTATACCCCCCGCCGATGAACATCTGCCGGGGCACGAACCGAATCGCAGCCTTCTCGCGGTCTTCGTCCGCAGCCAGCGTCCACGCCTCTTCGTACTGCGCCTTGAGCGTGTCCATACGCTCCAGAGCCTTGGGAATCTTCATGCTCATGTAGTAGGCCAAGCCTGCCACCATGCACGGGATGAACCGGAACGGGACATCCATGACGTTGACGCCATCTCCGGCGTCCTGCGTACGGCGCAGGCGCCAGTACACAAAGGTATACGTCTGCGTATTGTCCGGGGTGGGCCACACCGTGACCGCCGGAACTTGCTTGATGTAAACAGCGGTACTGGCTGCGTGAGACGCCGCCGTCGTGTTCTGCTGCCCACGGGCGCAGTTGTAGAGCGTGTTGCCGCTGATATAGCCGTAGTAGATCAGTTCGCTGTCGAGCAAGATGAAGCCGTTGGCCGGAAGGCCAATGGTCGAACTGAGCGTAATCGTGGTGGTAGAACTGTTGATGAGCGCGGGTAGCGTATACCCAGTGGGCGAAGTCTGCGCGTTCAGCCGTTGGATCCACACCTGAATGGGACGGGCCTGTTGCAGTTTGTTCGGGATCGTGGCGTACGTAGATACGCTGATCCGGGTAATGGTCAGGTCTGCCTGATTGTTGCTGCTGTTGGCACCTGTGCGGATGACGTGCTCAAGCAAGTCCACCGTGTCGTCCGGCAGCGCGTAGGTGTTCTGACCCTGCACCAGTTGGATCGTTCCTTGTTCGAACGTCCACATGTTCACGCCACGGTTTGCCCAGTCGGCAAACATCAAGTTCAGACTACGCCGCGCCGTACGCAAATCGTAGCCCGTGCGCAGTTCAGCCCCGCAACGCTCGAAGGCTTCCTCCACGATCTCCGTCAGATCGAGGTTGAACGACGCTGTTCCACTCGTTGTCATCTGAATCTCGCGGTTTTCTTAGCGATGGCCTTGGGTTGGGCTACGAACTGCTTGCCGGAGGCTTTGCCTGCTCGTTTTGCTCGGGTTGAGGCGGCGTACTCTTGGGGGGAAAGACTTTTGATCGCAGCCTCTGGAAGATACCTTTCACCCGTGTCAGAAGATCGTTTACCACTCTTCGTCCTCCACTTCTGGGCCGTCCAGTCCTTCAAAGACTGCTGCGGCTTTTTCACTTCTTCAAGCCCTTGAGCGTCTGCGCCAGTCGAGCGCGCTGCCCCATCTTGCCGGGCTTCTTAGCCGCAGCGGCCAACTTCTTGGCCGGGATGGGCTTGCCTTCCTTGGCGCCGAGAGCCTCACGCAGAGCACCGGGCTTCTTGATGGCGGACTGGATCCACTTGCCACCTTTAGCCATGCCGCCCTTGGCCATTTCGCTAACGCCACGGCCCTTGAGGATGTCGGCTTGAGTAACCTTGCCGTCGCCGGTCAGGTCAGGAAACTTCTTAGTCACGGTAGCCTCCGCCTTTGGCCTTGTACTGCTTGGCAAGCAACTGCGCTTTTCTCGCGCTCCACTGCCCTGCCGCAGTGCCCTGCGTAGCCTGCCCTTTGATTTTCTCAAAGAGAGACTTGCGCATACCGGGCTTGGTGTAGTTCCCGGCCTCGTTGACCTTGGACTTCACCTCACCGCCGTTGGCGTACTCCGTGAAATCCGTGTCATCACGCCGAGCCTTACGCTCGCCCTTGGGCATCTTGGATGGGAGCATGGCCCCCATCCCGCGACTGGGCATCATGTCAGCACTTCCCGCCCATCATCTTGCCGCCCTTGGCCATCTTGACCATGGTGCCCTTGGTCTTGCCCTTGACAGCAACGCCGTCACGGCTGGGGGCAGCGGTCTTCACCGCGCCCATCTTGGAGGGGGCCATACCGCCCTTGGCGTAGCCACCACCCATCATCTTCTTTGTCTTCATGCCCTTCATGTCGGACTCCTTGTTTGAAAATTTGCGGCCTTTATCGGCCTGGATGAACTCTTCCCCTACGGACGTAGGGACACCTACCTTCTTGGCGAACTTGGGGTTTGACGCCACCGCCGCCATGAATCTGTGCTGTTTCCCGCTTGTGCTTGGCATATCAGCAGTTCCACGCTCTCAAGGACTTGTTGATCCGGCTGTTCGGGTCATTGGCGGTCTTGGCGCTTGTCAACTTCTTCTTCATGCCCTTCATCCGAGCACAGAAGGAGTCGCGCCGAGGCCCGCCCTCCGGTTGAGGAGCCTTCAGACCCGGTTTCCCAGGATTGGCGCGGTTGTAGGAGGCGCGGCCTTTGGCGTTCAATCCGCCACTCTCCGCTTTGCCTTCCTTGCGCTGCCATGCTGGGCTCTTAGCCATAGAACACCGTCGCAGCGGTGCCGGTGCCGTTGGTCACGTAAATGCCAGTCTCAGCAAGGATGCCCTCGCCAGGGAATAGCATGTACAACGAACCTGCGGCAGCAGCCGGTGTAAACGAGAACAGCGTGGCCCCACCGTTGCCGTCCGTGATCGCAATGTTCCCGGCAGACGAGGTGTAGGTCAGCGCAAGCGCCTTGATACGGGCACGGTAAGTCGTGACTTCCGTACTCGCAGCAGCAGCGGCTGTGCCCGATTTAACGTCGGTTTGCATCATGGCGATGCCCCCTTATCAGGTAAGCAGACCGAGGTTCTTGAGCGCAGCGACAACCTGACCCATCGTGTAGCCGCCGTAAGTGGCCGTATCGTTGGTAATGCCGCTGGTGTTGGCAGCAAAAGCAGCAGCCGTCACGGCGGTCGTCGGACGAACAATCTTGGTAGCGCCGTAGAAACCGATGGTGTCGGTAGCGGCGTTGCCGATGCCCGCGTTGCCAGTGACTTCCACGTTGTTAAACGTAGAAGTGCCGGTAGTGGCGGTGACGTTGCCCGTGACGTTGCCCGTGAAGTCGCCAATGAAACCATTGTCGGAAGCAACCGGGCCGGAGAAGGTAGTGCGAGCCATCGCATATTCCTCAAATTGCGCTTGCTGTCTGTGAGGTCAGTCCGCCAAGCCGGTCAGCAAGCAGGTTGGAATCTTGGGACTTGCGTGTTTATACCCTCACTTCTTGGGGAACGCAAGGAGTTTGTCCATGAGCGTGAACTGAGGATTTACCCCGCCGTACTTGAACGAATATCCGGCCAACTTTCCCTTGGTAATGGGTTTGCCGGAGGCCAATGCACGGCGCAACGTCGGCATCTTGATCTGGTACCGCTCAAGCACAGCGGTCAGG